CAATGGTATTTATAACAGGCGTTATGTAAGGCTCAAGCTTTTTTACCAAGTTTATTTTTAAATCATCTACAGCCGAACTAAGCCGATAAAAAGCCCCGGTCATAGTATCGTTGATAGCCTCGGCCATAGTGTCCAGAGCGCCGCCGGAATCTTTAAGCTGGGCCTGTAACGCCGCCAGCTCATTGACGCCCTCCGCCGTCTCCGTATTAAGCCCGCTCATTAAAGCGTTCAGCCCGTCAAGGTTCTGCTTCCCCCCTATCATCTGCAAATAGGTGTTCCGCTGCTCTTCCGTCAGGTTACGGGTTTTATCGTTCAGTTCTTCCAGCACCGCAGTTATGCCCTTGAAGTTACCCTTAGAGTCATAAGCGCTGATTCCAAGCTTCGACATTGCCTTGTAACTCTCACCTGATTTTTTCGTCAGGTTTGCCAGTACGGCGTTCATTTTTGTACCGGCTTCGGAGCCTTTGATGCCGCGATTGGCAAGCACTCCCAGTAGTGCGGCGCTTTCCTCAATTTCCGTGTTAAAATTCTTGAACTGGCCGCCAACGCCTATATAAGCTTCCAGCAGCTGCGTTGCAGTCTGGTTAGACTTATTATTCGCCATTGCCGCCACATCAAGATAATGGTTTAACTCATCAACCCCCAGCCCCAGGGCGGACATTGAGTCCGTCACCAGGTCTGAGGTCGTGGCAAGGTCGGCCTGGGTTGCCTCCGACAACCGCAAGACGGGCATTAAGCCCTTAATGCTGTCTTCCGCGCTCCATCCGGCCAAAGCCATGTAGCCTAGAGCGTCTGCGGACTCCTGGGCGGTTTTGCTAGTGGCTTTCCCAGCATCCAGGGCCGCTTTTTCAAGTTTTTCGTATGTTTCGGAGCCTTTTTCGACTCCCGCTATGGCGGCGGTATTCGCCATGCTCTGCTCAAAGCCTTTATATGTATTTATAGCGCTTGTAACAGCGCCAGCGCTTAAAACAAGAGCACCAATCGCAACAACCGTCTTTTTTATCTTGTTCACTGTTTTGCTGGCCAAATCCTCAGCCTTTGAAAACGTGCCAGAGTAGTCCTTATTTAGCTTGGCGCCCAGCCTAAACGCAATATCATACGCTTTTGCCACAAATCATCTCACCTGCCTTTGTTGGCGGCCTTGTACTCCTCAACCAATTGATTATAGTTATCAAATTCTTCCTGCAGCTCGGGCAACGACATATCCAGAAAGTACTCTATAGCCGTGTTTGTCTGCACCGCCAGGTGCATGATGTTACGGCGCATTAATCCTGTTCTGAGTTCTCCTCCGTCTCCTCCGACGCCCCATCCAATAAAAAATTCATGGTCTGCATATGCACGTTGGTAAAGTCCTGAGCCCCCAGAGCAAAAAGCAGCTCCGCCTTAACACCCGCAGCCTTGGCCGCGACGCAGATGGTATACTTGGAGTCCATTTCCTTGGGGATATCCAGTCTTTCTTTTTTCTTCAACCGAAGCTTAGCCTCTCTTTCACTGCGAAGCAAATCCCTGGCCGTCAAGGAGTCGAAATCAAACACTAGTTCCGTGATTTCCTCTCCATCAAACTTTACCGGCTTACGTAGTACCACTAGCTCCACGCCCTCCGGCAGCTCGTCCACAGGCTCAACATCCTCCGGCCATCCATCAAAAGGTACTACCTGCGTGTTATTGCCGGCCACTTCCCTTCCTACTGCCTCCGCTTCTCTGTTTTCTCCGTATGGATATTCCATTATTTTTAACTCCTCTCGTCTAATTAAAGAAACAGACGCCGATACGACGCCTGTTTCTTTTGACAAATCCTCCATTCAAACTAAGCCAGCCCCATATCCTGCCTTACCTTAGCAAGATAATCCGTCCCGTTCACCTTGTAGATGTAATTCCATTTGTCAATTTCCAATATCTCTTTCCCCGCGATAGAGACCTTGAGATAAACAACCTCAAACTCTCCTGACGCGCCCATCGACGTCCCTGTATCAAGCTTTCCCAGACCAAGCTTTTTGGGATAAGCCTTCATCACGCAGTTGATTGCCTTGGTCTCCAGCGACCCCGTGGTTTCATCTACCATTTGCTGCGACCCCATGAAAGTAAGATGGTATGCCTTAGGAGCCGAAAAGCTGAGATTATTCTCAATCAGCGCCCGCCAGTTGATGGTGACCGTCATGGACTGCGTCAGCCCGATAGTGGGCAAATCTATCTCGCCGGGTACACCGGCGCCCTTCATGCTTTCAGTGACAAAGGATATATCCGGCAGTGTCACGTCAGCCTTCCCCAGCAGCCTCTTGCCGTTCTCATATCCCATAAAACCAATTAGTTGTGCAGGTATGCTCATTCTTCATCCCTCCTTATTCGAACAACGTCGACAGATAATCCGGATCGTACTCCAGGATAAAATCAATCTCCCGGGCCGGGGTAGGCGGAGTAATGTAAAGGTGAAACCTCAATATACCGTCTATCAGATCGGTAGCCGCGTTATCGTCATCCTCAGGTACGATCCTGCCACCCAGTATGTATTCTTGCGATGCCAAACCGTTAAGCCAGATATTGACGCTATCCACTATTGTATTAATGCGGCGCTTCGTTATCGGCATATCAACGCTATTCCAATAGGTCGTGACGATGGTGTTGCCAATCCAGTCAAACATCCGGCGCACTGGAATAAACGCGTCCTTAACATCCGTACTGCCGGGATAAATACCAGTCCTGTTACCCCAGGCCGTCCAGCCCTTGGTAAAGTTAATCGCGGAAACAATGCCCTGGCTGTTCAGGTAGTTGGCCCGGTCAACTCCCAGCACCATTTCCTCCCCGCCCTCATAACAAATCCCGTTGATTTTCAGGTTTTGATTGGAGGGTGATACATAAGGCACACCATCGTTCTGCCCGTCGTTATAAGCTATCAGCCCCGCCAACTGTGTAGACAGGTAAAATTCCTGCTCGCCCATGACAACCTTTGGATAACAGTTGACCTGCCGTTCGGAAACATAGTTGTTTTCTATCTTCCATGCCGGAGCGTCCGTATATCTCAACTTCTTACCATCATCCTGGATGGTCGGGATGTCATTGATAGCCAAGCAACGGAAATGCCCGTTGATGTTCCCCGCCTTGGTTTCCATTACCGCCGCCACGGAAGGATCCGAAGAAAAGCCAGGAGCAATCAGTATGCCAGGAACCAGCCGGTACCGGGGATAAATCTCGTTCACCAGTTCAAGCCCTTCGTTTTTGCCCGTCAACCCTTTATACCCGCCGATAACATCGTAGATGTCCACAGCGTCTGGGTCCAGCTTGTCATACTTTACATCAATCTCACCATCGGCAATGGTTAGCCCATTCACAACTACATACCCATCATTGTCAAAAGCAAGGGTATAGTCTGCCCCTGCTTCGTATACCGTGCTGCCGTCAGACAACTCAACGGTATCGATCAGCACTCCATCAACATCAATCAACCCAGAGCCGTTCTTCAGCGTGACCTTGCCTCCTGTCACCGAGGTTTTATGCACCTTCGGATCAAGCACATTGATAATCACCAGAGGAGCCACCGCGTACAGCGCGAAGTGAGAATAAATTACCTGACAAGCCGTATATTTATCCCAAATGGATTTCTTTAGACTAAATCCGAAATGCTCCACCGCTTCGGCATAGGTATAGCAAAGCTTCGGCTCATGTGTAACATTGTAAGTCTCCGCCGCCAACTGTACCGGAGCCGTTACAAAAGCCACCGTCATAGCGCTGCCCACCGTCACCGGCGGTACCAGCCCCGTAGCCTTTTCCGATATATAAACACCATGCTTATAATCCGCCATTATCTGGCACCTCCCTTAACCTTGCCCCTTAGCTTCATCCCTGCCTGCTGATACAGCCTGTAAGCCTCCGTACCCTGCCGAGATAGCTCCATTCTGGTTTTACCCGCCTCTTTCACGTCGACAAACATCTTCTCAATCTCCGGCATTTCGATAAGCAGGCTGTTCATATATTCCGGTATCCCGTCCTTAAATACCGCGCCGCTGTGCAGTATCCCTCCCGGCACATTCGGCCCCAAATAAATAAG